GCATTCGAGAGAATGAGGGAAAGACATACGTAACGATTGATAAATTCGCACCACGATTACCGAAGAGTATTCAGCAATGGGAATTGTCGGATGGAACATTTGGTATACAACAAGTAAAACAAGCAGGAGGTCTAGCACAGATACCGGGAAGTAAACTTTTAATATTCGTAAATGAACGAGAGGGAGATAACTGGTGGGGAACGTCAATGCTACGTGCAGCGTACAGGCACTGGTACCATAAAGATAAATTTTATAAGATAGATGCAATCGCATTTGAACGTCAAGGATTGGGAGTACCAATGATAACAATGCCACAGGGGTACACAGAGTCCGATGAACGTAAAGCTATAACTGCAGCAGCAAACTTGCGCGCAGCAGAGAGTGGTTATTTGATATTGCCACCAGACTACAAGGCAGAGTTTATGAACATGGGGTCATCGACAACACGTGATCCACAGAACAGTATCAACCATCACAACAAACAAATACTCCAATCAGTGTTAGCGCAATTCCTAGAGCTTGGCCAGACATCATCAGGTGGAGGATCACGCGCACTCTCAGAAGACCAGACAGACCTATTCTTACAGGCGATGGAATCAGTAGCAACAAATATAATCTCAGTTATTAACAAAGATTTAATACCTGAACTTGTTGATATGAACTTCGAGGGTATCGAGATATATCCAAAGCTAGATTTTTCTGGTATAAGCCGAGTGGATGTCAAAGCACTAAGCGAGGCATACTCATCACTCGTTACATCAAAAGGAATCACACCGACAGATAAAGATCAGGCGTACTTCCGAGCAGTGCTAGGATTGCCTGAAATAACACAGGAAGAAATGGATGAAGAAGTAGCACCAACACCAGATGGGATAGATATAAATAATCCAATACCAAAGAAAGATATACCAGTAGATGATAAAAAAATAAAAGATGCAACAGAAAAGGAAGAACCTATTGCAGGAGAAAAAGATAAAGTAAAAGAGGAAATAAAAGCACACGATCACAAAAAGAAAGTCCGTCAATTCAATGATGGTAAAGGTTTTGTATCATGGCGCAAGCTGACATTCACAGAGCAGAAAGTAGATTTTGAAAACATCGAGGATCGAATGAATGCATTACAGATAGAGTTTACACAAGAGGCAACTGATTTAATGAATGAGGCCAAGAATGCGTTTATAGCAAAACTACAGAGTGCGCTAGATGACAGTGACAACAAAGCCATCGCTGAGTTAGAGATTAAATTCGTGAAAGATTACAAAGCGCTCATAAAAGATTTTATGAAGACAGCTATGGAGTACGGAAAAAACAATGCGGCAGTAGAGATGGGAGTAAACACACCGCCGAATGCATCGGACACTCTAGCAAGCATAGACCTACTCGCAGACACAATCGCGTGGAAAGCGGCAATTGATATTGAAACAAAAGCGAAGATAAGTGTAGTGAATGGCCAGAAGAAACTATCAGAGAAGAGTGCATTTGCAAGTATTATCCAAGTAGTAGGATTGATTGATGCCGCACTAGAAGATACGATCGGCAAGGTAGTATCAACCGCAGCAGGGCTTATCATAAACCAAGCAATCAACATGGGGCGCAAGGATGTATTCGATAGAAACTCAGATAAGATATATGCCTTACAGCGTAGTGAAATACTAGACGAAGATACCTGTGATTTCTGTTTGAGTATGGACGGTCGAGTAGTATCACTCGAAGACAAATGGTCAGCAGAGGATTCATTCCACACGAACTGTCGTGGAATCTGGGTAGAGATTTTGAAAGAAGAGCCAGAGCCACCAGAGATAGACGGAGTCCCAGACAACCTAGCTGATTATTACGGAGGTGAACCGAATTCATTAGTACAACCACCGAAACCAATAGTGAGACCAGATAGTCCAGCGCTCGAAGAAGTGGAAAAGAGAAAAGAAAAGAAGAAGTAATCCACAGTTTTAGAACGCTTGACTTAAATAATTATTAGTAGCGTGTTATAATAAAATCATAAGACCAATGAAGACAGAATATAAAAAATCAAAACTGAATGACAAGTACGTGGGAATAATTCCTTTTGAGTTTGAAGAGAGTAAGAACGCAACTGTCGACATCCCAGATGTTATACATCTGATTCCAATCGGAGAATGGATGCACGACATGTACGGTCCTATGATCATAAACAACGCCGACATTAGAGAGTTTGCACAAAACTTTAATGCGGGCGTGAGGAAAGGAGTATTCATCACTGCAGGCCATGAGGGATTTCAAGAATTGCCAGCAGTAGGATGGTTAAAAGAAGTTGAGGTTAGGGGTGATGGTTTGTGGGGAACAGTAGAATGGAATAGCGAGGGGAAAGAGGCACTATCCGATAAGCAATGGAAGTTCTTCTCACCGGAGTTATGCCGGGACTACGAGGACCCAGAGACACATGATCTCTATCGAAACGTGTTAACAGGAGGCGCGCTCACAAAGTCACCGTACTTTAAAGAGCTACAAGCGATCGTCTTCTCAGATAAAAATATTAAAAGTAATTTCAACGATATAAATATGGATTTAAAAACATTGTTAGAAAAGGATATCGCTACTCTTGAAGATGCTGAAAAAGCATTTATCAAAGAGCATGCATCCGAACTTACAGACGAGCAGAAAGTAAGTCATGCAGATGTGATCAAAGAAGAGACACCGGCAGAGACTGAAGAAGAAGAAACTGCACGTTTAGAAAAGGAAGCAGGCGATGCGAATGAGGCAGCAGGTCTCAATCGTGATGGTTCAGCAAAGCAAACAGAAGAGCAAGCTATGTCAGAAAAAAATGGCATGGTAACAATGCCAAAAGCAATGTTCTCAGCACTTGAATTAAAAGCTAATCAAGGCGCAGAGGCATTCAAAGAATTAGAAAAGAGTAAGCTAGATAGCTCAGTGGCAACACTAACATTCTCAGCAAGCAACAAAGAGGGCCGTTTCCTACCAAAGAGTGCAGCACCATTACGTGCATTTATGGAAAAGCTAAATCAGGAACAGCGTACAGCATTCTCAGCACTCATAAAAGAGATGCCAAAGACAGAAATCTTCAATGAGAAAGGCGACAGTAACACAACTATTGAAGCATCAACAATGACAGAAGTAGATAAGTTAGTAGAGGCAAAGATAGCAGCAAACCCGAAGATGGCTTATTCAGAAGCTCTGAAAGCAGTATTCGGTGAAAATCAAGGACTAGAACAGCGTTACAACGATGGTCTACCAGCAGTAAAAAGTAAGAATTAAAACATTAATCATTAATACACATAATAAAAATATATGACAGTATCAATAAAAGATTTCGTGAAGTCATTCGTCTGTGGAGCAACAACTCTCATAGCGAAACAATACTACATCGTCAAGCAACATACTGACGGTACTATGATCCTAGCAGCAGCAGCAACAGACAAGATCGTAGGTGTGCTTATGAACAAGCCAGCAGTAGGTGCAGCAGCAAATGTTCAAATCGGTGGAACAGCAAAAGTAATCGCAGGTGGAACAATCGCAGTAGGTGCATGGGTAACATCAGATAGTGCAGGTAAAGCAGTAGCAACGACTACAGACAAAGATGTCGTTCTTGGTAAGTACCTCGGTACAGCATCAGCAGCGTCAGGAGACATCATCGAAGTACAGCTAGGCATCTTTACATTGTCAGCATAATAAGTCGAAATAAATATAAACATAATAATAATCTAAATATAAACATATGATAGTACAACAAGATGTAGTCGTTGATCCAGCGTTGGGTAATGTTTCAATCAAATACACTAACAGTGCATTTATTGCAGACCTAATCGCTCCAACAATGAAAGTAAATAAGCAGACAGGTAAATACTATGTCTACGACAAAGCAAACCTACGCGTAGACAAAACAAACCGTTCAGCAGGTAGTGGTGCAAATGAAGTAGATTTCGGTCTATCAACAGTAGCATTCGCATGTGATGACCATGCCCTTAAGAGTTTCGTAGCAGACGAAATTCAAGACCAAGCAGATGCAGCATTAAACCCGCTCATCGATGAAACAGAAGCGTTGACTGAAAAATTAATGCTCGACCGTGAGGCAACACTCGCAGCAATCCTTGCAGACACAGGAACAATGACTCAGAACACAACTCTATCCGGAACATCACAATGGAGTGATTACTCAAACAGTGATCCAATCGCAGACGTTCGTACAGCACGTACAACAATCCATGCTGCGACATTCAAGAAACCAAATACAATGATCCTCGGAAAACAAGTATTTGATATGCTTGCAGAACATCCACAAATAATCGAACGCATCAAGTATTCTCAACTCGGAGTAGTTACAGAAGAATTGCTCGCTCGAATCTTCCAAGTAGAAAAGGTATTAGTCGGTGAGGCAGGTAGTAACACTGCAGTAGAGGGCCAGACAGACTCACTCTCATACGTATGGGGCAAACACTGTGTGCTTGCATACATCGCTCCAAAGGTAGGAATCAAAACTCTTACATTGGCAGTAACATTCACTTACGGTGAACGTGAAGTCAAGCGTTGGTATGAACAGGACCGTGAGGGAACATACGTTCGTGTCGGTAAAGATAACTACGTTCAGAAGATCGTCGCTGCAGGTGCAGGATATTTGATCAAGAACGCAATAGCTTAACAATTAAAAGTGCTTAGAGGTTTCGCTACTCATCCGCTTGGAAACGGGCGGATGGAATAACGAACGTTCGTGTCGGTAAAGATAACTACGTTCATAAGATTGTCGCTGCAGGTGCAGGATATCTAATTAAGAACGCGATAGCTTAACAATTAAAAGTGCTTAGAGGTTTCGCTACTCATCCGCTTGGAAACGGGCGGATGGAATAACGAAATCTCAAGGTTGCGATCGGATCAATACCTACAGCACAAAATAAAAACTATATGGCAAAAGAAGTAAAAGGTTTAATACAAGTAGCTCCACAATTTCAAGTAAAGCGTGGTGCTGTTAAAGCAGAAAGTGGCCTTGCAACAAGATATGTAGCAAGCGCTATTTTTGATCCATCTGCAGATACAACAAAGAGACCAATAGCAACATATGGACTCGGAGTATATATCCCAGCAGGTGCAATCGTAACAAACTCATGGTGGGATGTTATCACAACATTCACAACAGCAAGTGCTGATGCAGGAACTATCGCAATCCAAGTACAAGCGGCAAACGACGTTGTAGCAGCAATTGCTGTCTCAGCAGCAGGTGACGTATGGGATGCAGGTATACACGGAGGATTGCACGGATCATACGCAGAGGCGACTGTAGCAGGTGATACAGCAGTACTAGATGCAGCAAGAAAGGCCGCATCATACCTAAAGTGTACAGCAGAAAGAGAGCTATCAGTGGTAGTAGGTGGCCAAGCCCTTACAGCTGGAAAAATGATTGTATTCGTTGAATACGTAATCAGCTCAGTTGCATAATTATTC